TCAAAACGAGACGCATCTGAGGGACCGAGAGGGTCTTGGGTCTGGTACAAACCCGTGGCAACATCATAATCGGTGAGACAGATCCCCACGCCGATCTGAACGATGTAGTTCGTCGTCGCGACAATGTTGGCAGCGACCGAGAAGAGCGAATCCACATCCACTTGGCCGTCGAGGATCTTAACCTCGATGCGCTGGAGTAGTGGTGCGCTTCCCTGTCCCAACGTTTGCCGCGGAGACTCCATCAAGATCGACATTTGGGGGCCGCAACCGAGAGTGATAGCCAAAGGAGCCGGACCGCCCCAGAAAATCCCGTTCTGCTGGACCGTTGGAGAACCGGTCTTGGGTTCACCCATCGGCATCCACGAACCAACCCCAGGATTGTTCACCCGAGCATTGTTAGGGGCAAACCCACCCCACCCCAAGAGCTTGGAGATGCCGTTACCGACACTCCCAAGTATGGAATTGGATTGGCCGCCCATGGCTTTGTTAGAGCCACCATTGCCATTCTTCTTCTTCACGGAACTTCCTCCCATAGAACTATGGATTTTTAAAGTGGAACCATAGAGAAAACAAACCACTATCCTATCGCACAAGCGTAAGGAAAGTAAGAGTAGCTCTTGACACTTACAAAGGCAAGTGGATATCCCAAGGGTCACCACCCTTGGCCACTTCTGCAATCATGCGTGCCGTCAGGGTGCTAGCCAACATCTCCACGGGGGTCTTCCCCACGTGAAAACCTGTCGCAAGAAGCCCCCGTACCTTTTCAACACCGCCTGCGGAAGCGATGAGTTGGGATACGGGCTTTGTGGCAAGTCTGTCGTGTGCACAGAACCACACCACAAAGGCTGGGAAACACGGGTAGTTTCGGGCTGCTTCGAGCTGTTGGATCCAGCGCAACGTGTCCATCTCCGCTGACCAACCCGGCTTAAACCTTTCATATGAGAGCATCCCACCTAACACTCTCATAATTGGACGAACACCAACATTAAGTCCACCCCTCAACCAGCTAGCACGGTGAATGTTCTGCAGGAAGTGAGCAGAATCATAATCAATGTGCTGCTTGTCCGGGTGTAACCGCATGCCAAATGTCTCATAAATCCAAGACATTACGACAACCGGGTCCATCGGGTGTTTCCCATGTGGCATCAATTGCCAAACGCCATCATCACCACACACCTGCACTCTGATCACATTGAACCCAAAATGTTGTGCGGCCAACTCCATAACTAGGAGATTGACAACACAACCAATTAGGCTCGTGAAACCAGAGCCAGACGGAATGGATCCGAAACGCCCAGTCAAACGACCACAGGGAGTCAACAGGTCAGCCGTCAAGAAGTGCGTCTTGAGGAACACGAACTCGTTTGCGTACTTCCATTCAGCAATTCCAACATTCCAAAGGATATCAAACGCCACATTGACTAACCAGGGTGGCACTGAAGAATCAAACCCTTGATAGTCAATGGACCAGATCATTCCCTTGGGATCTTGGAGCATGGTCGTCATTGCGCG